ACCTTTTACTTCGATATGTTCGTTGATTAACTGAACAATATCTTCAACTCTACGATAATCTTCAGTTGGAAGGATTAGAGCCTTGGTAAGTAATTCATCGTAAAGATATCCATCCCAAATACCATATAACATATTTAAAAGTGGATGTTCAACTTCTTTCATGGTTTCCCAAATGTAATTATCTACTAATTTAATAGTTTTAGAATGGTAATCCATTAGAAACTTATCAAATAATTCATGTCTGTTAAATCTTTTGTAACTCATAATTTTAACTTTTAGTGTTTTAACTTATTTACAAAGTAAATATACAAAAAAAAGTTGATATATCCTAATGATTTATCAACTTTTTTGTTAAAATTATGTTAAAATTTATACCTTTGCAGAACCAATGTCAATTGGTTGTCTTTTCATATGGCCACCACTAGCAAAGTTTGAACCTTCTCGTAGATAACCACTTAAAAATGCTCGTCTGAATCTATTAGAAGTATTTTCTTCAGAACCATGTACTACATTAGAATGTAAAAATACAATCTGCCCTCTACGAAGATAACCATCCAATTTTGGGAAAGTATGGTCCTCTGGCATTACACATGGTTTACCTCTTTCATTTCGCCAGTTCTTAGGATTGGTTTTAGTTCTCGCCTCATCAACTTCTATTGGTAACCTACCAAGATTATGAGTTCCTTCATAATACCATACTGAACCATTTTCTGGTGTATGATTATCTAATGCAATAGATACATTTAAAACTTCGTTAGATTCACACTCGGTATAAAAAATATTTTGGTGCATATCTCTACCAAGTTGTCCTGGTGGTTTAAAGTATGCCCAAGTTTGTAAAGCAAATATCTTACCACCTAAAAGTAATTCAGCTGCCTCAATTACTTTAGGATGTTTCATTAATTCACCTAAAACTTCGGATTCTTTGTGTGGATATTGAAATGGGTCATATTCCCCCCACTCATTATCTGTATCATTATCTTGACGAATTTTTCTAATTCGTTCAAGTTCATCACAATATTTATCACATTCTTCTTCTGTGAGTAAGTTCAAGACCGATACACCTTTATATCTCCAATCGAACTCTAATTGCTGTTTTTCTTCTCGAGAAAGTAACCCCATAAAATAAATTATTAATTGTTATGTATATAAATATATACTATTTGTGAAATTGTAATAAATTTGGTAAATATAATTTTAGATTTTTAATACTTGATGATGCTAATCTAATTGCAATTAAATTTGAATCAGATACACTGGTATCATTGCTACTAGTTTCTGTCGGGCCAGTAATCCTCCATCGAATGTTAGCTACTCTATATTGAGGATTTGCGAGTGTTTTTAAATAAATAGGTTGGGATACTTCAATTATAGGTGAGTTTTCATCCATAGTTTTTTGAACAAAATATCTATTAATAAAGCCTCGTTTATAGTCATCATCATTCGGGACTGGTATAAATGCCTGTATTTTAGATTCTGTTTTAATAGTTTCACCATTAAATACCTTTTTATAATCGCTTAACTTACTCATACATTATTCTTTATTTTTACCGCCTGGTCTTAGACCAGTTTTAACTGATGTAACCCATCCACTTGAATCAATTGAATGTTCTATCCCATCTACTTGAAAGAAATGAGGGTCACTAAATTTTTTAGGTAACCCATCTATTCGTAAAATATCACCACGTTTAAAACCACTAATACCATGTACTTTAAAATCAAATGTAGCCATACCATATGGTGCATTAAGAGTATCCTTACCAGTCCCCTCCTTACCAGTCCCCTCCTTACCAGTCCCCTTCTTACCAGATCCCTCCGTACCAGACCCCTCACCAGTGTTTATATCTTTGGGTTTTCCTGAATTTAGTGCACTATCAATTCCTTTATCAATATTAAAAACTTGTTGTAAAGCTAATGTATCTGCCCAAGTACCAACCATTAAAACATCTTCAATTACAGCATCGTTTCCTGTATTTAAATCGTGGAGTTCATTAAGAATATCATATCTATCCGTTCTATATTGAATTTTTGGAAATACCCCTGCTTTACCTAAAAAGAATTCATAGTTAGCTAATCTAACTTCATGTTCTTTTGGAGTTGGTGGATTTGGTATAGGTTTACCTTTTTCATCTTTCCCAACATCGTCCCATTGGATAGCAGAGATTACCGTACCGACACTATCCTGTGTCTTATTACTACCAAATACAGAACCGAGTATGGGTACTGGGTTTACATCTGGATTCGGAGTGTAGTTAGCATCGTTTGATAACCGTTTTTGAATAGTTGAATTCATTGTTGATGCAGGGACTGTTACAGAAAATCCTGCAGCTAAGAAAGGTGATTTTGTACCACGTGATTGGAATGTTTTGATACCATCGTTTCGAGTAACCACTTTACTAATATCACCAGTAAAATTTAAATCTACAACTTGTAGTTCATTTTTACCAGTTTTCCGATTGGGTCTTTCTACAATTTGAAATTTCCATAATGAGTTTACAGCACCACTCATACCATTGAGTAAATCATAGAATACATCACGTTGGGTATAGTTAGGAGTTTGTATAACTTCACAAAAGAAATCGAAATTGATGTATAAGTTTTTTAACCAACCCCACCAACCTTTTGGTGCGTTATATGGAATAAATGTTTTATCGACTGTATTCCATGAGTTATCTTCATCTGTTAACTCATAATTAGATGGAAATGCATGAGGGACTTTTCTTGTATAACCAAACCAATTGTTTCCATATTCACCATTTTTAGCTCGAGTTCCACTATAATAACCAAAAACAGTTTTAGGATGTAAATTCTGAGTATTTTCATCTAAGTTTTCAAAATTTATAAAATCCGTTTTAGCGTCTGTTCCTGAAAAAGCATCTAGTATTCCGAACGCAGGTGCTTTTACATTTGGTATATATAGTTTAGTTTTATCAGTACTCCACATATGAGGAAATGCCGAACAGACACAATCATCTATATTAATTTCCAAAGAAGCAGCTGCATCAGTACATCCATTATCTTTCATTGGTCTATTTGCTTTTAATTCAGCTGAATAACTGTTTAGAATATCTATTGCTAACTCAAATCTAATAAATTTTTCTTCTGATATTATTGGTTCATTTGATGGGATTTTTAGTTCTTCACCCCCTCTTGTTCTAAGTCCCGAGGCCCTACCCCAATTTGATATTAAATTATCAAGGATAACCAAATCCATATTAACATATGATGATTGGTCTACAAACATCTTTTTAGTATCACCACCTTCTAATTTTACTTTTAACTTATTTCCAGCTTCTCTAAGTTCTTTTACTTTATAGGTTTGTTTAGAAGAAGGTAGTGAATTTACCATTTGAGCAAATAAAGCATTACCTACAGGATTATTTTTTACATCTTCTGTTAATGCTTGAATATTTTGAGGACTAAATATTTTACCACTTTTTCCTCTTTTATTAGTTGATGATGATGCATCTTTATGAGTTTGCATATATTCAGCAACTTCCCCAATTGATGTACATTCTACTTTTAATGTATAAGTTTCATTATCACCAAATTCAATACTCCCACCAGTGATTACACCAAGTGTTGCATCGTAATCGTAATCTGAATTTGCTCGTTTTTTTGCAATGTGTTGCCATTTATTGTATTTAGCAATATCACATGGGGTTATAGCACCACCAGGATTTTCTTTACCTACCCATTGGGAACGTGCAGCAGTAGTATTCCACCCCCATTCCATTAATAAATAAAAACCAGGTTCTAAAAAATAAGAACTCAGTGCCTCCATGTGTTCTAATGTATAAGCAATGATATTAAATGATATTTTTCTTTTCCCAATATCAGCTTCATCAATTGATAATGCATTTACCAAAGGAGATGGACGTAATGGTCTACCAGGTACGGTAACTGGGGTTTTCATATCTAATTGGTATCCTAATATACCTGATTTTTCTTCAATCGTTTTTCCACCACCATCTTTATACTCATAATTACCATATCTAGCAGTAAATGAATCACCATTATGAATTGATTGTAACACCAAACCACCCACAGATGAAGTTGGTGATGTTCCCTTTGGAGTTGTAGATGAAATAATTCGTATCCATGGAGTTAATCCACTAACACCGCCAGTACCATTCTTATTCATTGGTGAATTATTACCACCACGTTGGTCTAATTTTTCCTTTATTCTCGGATAAATCGTTGAAAAATTTGGAAATGTACCCATAACTTATTATTTATTAAATTGTGATATAATATCTGTGTAATTTTGTGGAATTCTTAAAACAGTTCCATCTTCCAATGCAAATGGTGCATCGTGAATGTTATTAGCAGAAGCAATAATCCACCATAATGATGAATCACCATAGAAATCATTTGAAAGCGTATCTAATCTATCACCACCTTGGGTAACTACATAGATATCACTATCGGTTTTAGGTATCTTAGGATATATCTTTGTACGATATACCTCACGACCATCATTTAATTTCTTTGTTTCATTATTTTGGTATCTACTTGCCATAATTTATATTATCTATTTAAGCCGGACGTGTAATATGGTCCAACTACATTACCATTTGATGATATACGTACTACCTGGTCTTGGCCAAAACCAGCATCTTTAGAATACATTACCAACCCATCATCATTCGAGATAGCTTTATGTTCACCTAACTTAGGACCTGTATAATTTTTATATCCTTCTAACGTCAATAAAGCAACTCTAATTGATTGTCCTACTGTTAAATTTTGTTTACTTTCTAATTCTTTTATTTTTTCAGTAGATGTTTTACCATCAAATGCATCTGACGTGGATGCTTGAGCTAATGTAGTATCTTTACTAACATCTGCAGTTGGTAGTGGGGTAGTATCGGTTTTACCTGTTAATAGATTTTTAGGTAATTTAGGTGCCGATAAACTTGGTCCTTTAACAGTTCCTTTAGGAGTTATTTTTGGTAGTTTTTGTGTATAATTATTAACACTACCATCAGAATTCATCACACTACTATCACTAAACTTAACGGCCTCTTCATTAGCCTTATTAACTGCCTCTTTAGATTTTTTATAGTTGTATAATGAATTTAATGAACCATCACCTACATTTTCAACAAATTTAATTGTAATAGCAACATCAATAAATTTAGGTAAAACAAACCCATCAATCTCAGTTTCCCATGGACCATTATCTGGCATGGTATATGTTAATGATTCAATCAAACCAGTTTTATCAGTATAAATATCACCCAATTTAAAAGAAATAAAAGGTGGATTTGATAAATTATCGTTAATACTTGGGTATGCCATTTTAGTTAAAGCAGATACTCGTTGCCAGTTTGCTGCTAATTCAAGTGCATTGTTACAATATAAAGAAATGTTAAATGAAACATTTCGTTCTATTGATTCATATGTATAAAATTTATATGGATTACCAACAAAGTTATTAGATGACCATGAAGGTGATACAGTTTCAGTTAATCCAATAATGGTTCCTCTGAATAATGTTGGTTTGGAATTACCGTAGTATCCAATCCATAACGGAACTAAATCTACATATTCGTCTCCACCTATTTTTACTTTACCCGTTAATTTATCAATTGATTCATACGAGTTTGGATTTAAAATAATTTTATCTCCACGTTTACCAAACATACCACGTTTTACATCAAGAGTATCTGTTCTTTCAAAAGAATAAGTAGTATCTAGTTTACCAGTTTTAGAATTTATTTGTGGAGTGTATAAATTTTGAGAACTACCAGGATTTTTTGAATTTTTAAATCCATATTTAGTTTTACCAAATCTACCAAAATCATCACCCTTTCGTTTAACCCCATACAAGGGTGAAACTAACGATAAATCTAATTTAGAATCTTCAAGTTCTTCTTTAGTAGTAATTAATGTCTTAGATGTATTTACATCACTATAAGTTCTTTCATCGGTGGTATATACTACTGCAAATTGTTTATTACCAGTAGCACCATTAGCAGTTGATGCCTGTTGACCTTCACCAAATAACTCACCTCTTAACTTATCTTTACCATATGAGATACCTTGACCCAATGCCTGTTTTCCAAGTGTAGTTGGATTACCTCCACCTGATTTTTTTAAGAGTTCACCAACTATACTACCATTTGGTCCATATAAATCTTTAGTAATTGGAGTTTGAGAATTATTAAGAGAACCCTCTCCCTTAGCATTTGGTTTACTATCAACTATTTTACCTACAACTTCACTTGGAATTAAACCTTGTGGTATTCCGAGTGTGGTATTTATTTTATCACGGACATCTCCAATTGAAGTCATTGAACCGCCTGTTATTTTACTTAAACCTTTACCAATTAAACCACCGTCGCCCTCAGTACCACCTGTACCTTTTTTCATCTTTTCTACTAATGGGGTACTTCTTTGAACAATACGAATAGCCTCATTACCATATATAAGAGGATTGTTCAACTCTACGAGTGATTTAACACGTATTCCTGAAGTTTCTTGCTCGATGAAGGTTTCCTTATCAGCCTTAACTTGTTTGTCTTGTGGAGACCCTTTAAATAATTCTAATATTGTTGGCATAATTAAGATTTCTCCATTCCAAATTCATTTTTACTACTTGATTCTTGCCTCATAGTTACTTTTGCAGTAACATCATCCCCGTCTATGTAAACATTCTTATTTGACATAAATGCAATTTCTAATTTTTTTAATTGAGAAATCACACCATCCATAGATATACTCACACCACCACCACTCATTGATTCAGCTAAACCTGCTGGGTCTTTTGTTGCAATTAAGAAATCGTCTGGATGTGTACTCACAACTTGTCTATCTTGTACAACCCCATCATCAACAGATGGTACTGAAGCTTCAACACTACTCATCTCATCATCAAATGCACCGGCAGCTAAAGCAACACCAGCAGCGATAGCCAATGCACCAAAACCAAGTGTAAGAGCAGAAGTAGTAGTAATTGCTCCAATAGCTACTGCTGCCTGAGCAATTGCCCAACTTATAGCTGAACCTGCAGCTGTAATTAACCCTGGAATAATCGTGGTTATTAATAATGCACCAAATGTTAAGATTGATGGTACAATAGATACTAAAAATGCAGTTGCAATTACACCAACGGTTATTGCGATACCAGTCATCAGAGGCCCAAGTTCTTTCATTTTAGAAACCATACCAGCAAACCCGTCATCTCGTATTGAAGTAACTATTGCTGCTAAATTCTTAAACCCATCAACTGCATAGGTTATTGGTGAAAATGCGAATCTAATAACTGCACCCAATCCTTTAAATATTGGTACTAACACTTTACCAACCAATGTAGCTGCATCAATAACAACACCCACCAATGGTGATAATGCATCTGTAAGTTGAGTTCCTAATGCACCAAATGTATTTTTTAACGCGTCCATTTTAGATTGCATTTCTTGTTGTTGTGCTAATCGTTTTGTCTGTGTCTGTAAATCTTTATCTGTTATTTTACTAATATCTTTACCACTATCTAATAAAGAATTAGCTGCAGCTAATTGTTCTTTTGTTAATTTACCAAATCGTTCTCTGATTCGTTGTTGATTAACGAGAGATGAGAACTCCATGCCAGTTGCAGCAACAAGTGCCTCTTGTTCATATACATTTAATTTGGTAATATCACCAAGTTTCCCAACTTCATCAATTATTGCTTGTTGAGAACCTAATATATCGTTATTTGCTGCAAGATATCTAGCTTGAGATAAGTTTATATTAGTACCAAGTATTGCACTCGCTTCTAATTCGTTACCTATACTACTTTGATAGTCTAACAATCCTCTTGCAACCTTACCAGCTTCTGCAATTGATGTTCCTAAAGCAGCGGCTGCAACAGCTGCCTTGGCAAGTTCTTTAGTAGAACCTCCGAAGAACTGATATGCGACTCCAGAGTTATCTGCCATATCTTTGATAACCTTACCTGGTGCAACACCAGCCATTTTTGCCATTTCAGCAGTCTGTCCAATTAATGCTTGAGATTGTTCAGCAGATAATCCACCTATATTTTGAAATACTTTATTTAGTTTTGCAGCTTCAGCAGTACCAACTCCAAAGTTTTTATTCAATGCAACCATTGAACCAAGAACTGCTTTAGATGGTTGTTCTATACCATCAAATTCATTACTAAAATCTCCAGCTGCCTTAGCTACATCAGATGCAGTTACACCAAGGTGTGCATAAGTTCGAGATACATTTTGTATATTTTTATTTAACTGAACTGTCTGTGAATTTAATAAACCAGTATTATTTCTAAATTCTAAAAATGCAGAATCTAATTCTTTAAATCTATCTAATCCTATCTTGAATAATGCAATTATTGCAGCACCAGCAAGTAACATACCAGCAGAGATACCAATACCAATTCTTCTTAAAAATGTATTTGCAGTTTTTAACCCACCGTCTAATCCACTTGAAAATGATTTAAATACATTCCCTCCTTCTTGACGTGATTTTGTAAATGATTTTGTAAATCCATTCATAAACTGTCTGGAGGTACCATCAATAATTTTTTTAGCTCTTTCTTTAAATGGGTCAAATAATTTTCCTAAAGCATTACCAATGATAGGTATATTCTCTATTTTACTAAAAATACTATCAATATTAGATTTAAACGTGTCTCCATACTCATTAACCGTATCACGAGTTTTATTTAAAATCGATAAATTACTTTGATTTTGTTTTAAGATAGATTGTGCTGCAATTAATTGTATATTTAGTTGTTTAGAAAGTTCGGTATTAGTTCCAAAGTCTTTCTTAGATATATCATTTTTTTGTTTTTTAATATCACCAAGTACTTTCTCAATATCTTCTTGAGATTTTAAACTTTTTATTATTTCAGCTGAAAAGGATGCTTCATATTCTAAGGATTTATTTCTCTTATCTGATTTTTTGGCAATATCATCCATCGACTTACCAATATCACCCAACATAGATTGAGTCATTTTTAGTAAATCATTATATTCTCTTTGTGAATTAGTATCTGCCATTAATTATATCCCCTATATTCATTAATAATCAAATCCTAAGGCTTTTCTGACTTGAGGTGATATTGATTTTTTTATCAATTCTTTATTTCCTCCTGCTTCTTTTTCTATTTTAGTTCGTGCACTATCAATAGCTTTATCAGCTTTTTGTATAGATGATTGTATATCTTTATTATTTTTTAGGGATGATACAACTCCTCGTAAAAAAAGTTTACCTAATATGGATTCTTTTTGGACCCATTTAGCATGTGTTTCTTTAAAAAGTTTTTTATCTTCTTTAGTAATCTTCATAATATTCTCCAATTATACTACTATAAATATACGGTATAAAAAAAGTGAGGAAGTTTTTACTTCCTCACTCTTACGTTTGGTCCTTTAGATGAAGGACTTTGTGATTTTTGTGATTTCTTTACTTCATCACTTTCTTTCTTCTTAGCATCTATTAATTGTTTATAATAGAAGTTTCGTATGTGAATTGGTAATCTATATACTCCTTCTTGAGTGAACCCATTGCCATAATAACAAAGTTCAAAGATTTGTTGATGAAGTGCAACAGAGTGGTTACTCGGAAGGCCAAAAAAATCCTACGCCCATAGGAATCGGGCGTACCTCCATTTCTCCCGTCTGTGGGTCCTCGTACTCGAATTCCATATTTACATCAGGTTGTATTTTCCTAACTTCTTCTCTGAATGCACGAGTATCAATAGTTAAAAATCGATTGTTAATAAAATCTGTGATTGACTTAGTATCAGTCGTACCATCTACTGATGTAATCATATATCGATACCTTGTAGTTAACTCAGAAGAGGTACCTCCTTTAGTCAATCGTTCTAATGCTTTTACATCTGCATCAATTTTCTTCTCATCACCATGAGATAATAATTTATATTCTAAGACAGTTCCTGATTTAGTAGTGAATGTATAATTGTTTTCTCTATTTAATTTATCGAAATCAATTTCCTTAGTTTGAACTTTACCTAAATCTACCGAGATTTCATTTTTCTCTCCTAGTTCACCTTCCATTTGAATTTTATATTGAGAACCATATCCTAAGATACGAGTTGCTAACATTATTGCGTTTTTATCCCCTATCAATATATCATCTACATTGATATTTTTATCTACAATAATAGATTCAAATAACTTATCAAGAACCACCCCCTTTCTAATAAGATTCTGTGAAGCAAGAATTTCTTCTTCTTTAGCAGTCATGTATTTAATCTCAATTTGACCAGATGAGAGGGGATTACCTTCTGGATAACATTTACCTTGAGATGGAAGTGAAATTACTTCCGTTGGAAAATCATAATTTGACATAAACTTTTATTTAATTTGTTTGTATATAAATATATAATTTCAAAAAAATTGAAAAAAAAAGAGTTCTCAACAAGAGAACTCTTTCTGTATAGTAAAATGGAGTATTGTATTAGTATTCTAAAATTGCGTAATCGTATTCAAGAGTAAGAGTGATTTCAGATGGGTCGTTTGAACTCCAATCTAAATCATTAAATACTGCATTCTGAATAAATGCACCTTTAATTTTCCAATTTTCAATTTTATCACCAACTGGTCCTAACATAAAAATATCAATATCTTTTTTGTAGAAATCAGCATAACCATCACGGCCTGTGATTGATTCATGAGAGGTTCTTACCCATTCCATTACTTGTTGTGCTCCACTCGGTACGATTGGGTCATATAAAGTAATATCGATAGGTTGCCAAGTTCCCTTACCTTTCAATTTTCTGTTTACGTTGATGTGGTCAAGTGTTACAGTTTCAAATTGAATTGAAGGTCTGTTAGCTGTTTTGATAAGATATGATTGAATACCATCGATTTCCATGATGAATCTATTCTTCATCTTTGGTTCGAAGTTCGTGTAGAACATATCGTTAAATTCTAATACTTCTGCCATTTTGTTTATTCTCCTATTATACTAATAAATATAGTTTTTTTATTTTTCTAATTATGCGGTGAAACTAGCCCCAGTCGGTAGAATGTTGAAATCAATTACAATGAATTCAGCAGTCTTGGTAGGTTGTAAGTAAATAGCCCCTGCCAAGATGTTTCTATCGATTACATCTGGTGTGTTATTAGATTCATCCATTACTACTCTAAACGAGTATAAACCTTGTCTTTGTTGTATTCCTTCTAAATAAGGATTAACAGTATTCAAGAATTTACCTCTTGTTTGAGCGGTGTTTTGTTCGAATACAAGGTATCTTGATGTAGATGCAATGTACTTCTTCACTTTAATAAGTAATCTTCTTACGTTGATTCTATCAAGTGCAGATGAACGGTCTTGAAGTGTTTTCTGTCCAAATGCCACGATACCTTCTCCAGGGAAAGAAGCGATTGGGTTGATTTTTCCTTCATATAATGTATCTCTTTCAGCATGTGTTAATCTATTCAATACAGAAACTGCTCCAGTGATACCACCTCTGTTTAAACCTGCAGGAGCAAACCATTCAGCTGCAACTGCATCGTTTTCAGCGAAGATACCAGGCATCAATACTGATGGTGGAACTGAAGTTAATTTATTTGTTCTTGAATCGATTGTCTTAACCCATGGATAGTATGTACCAACGTAGTTAGAATCTACATTCTGTCCTTGTTCTACTGCATCTGCAATAAGAGCCTCATGGTCAACTACATCCCCAATGAAGAAAGCATCTTCACGAGATTCAACCATATCAGTTACTTTATCAAATACATAAGAATGATGTTGTCTTACTACACCAGGTGCAGATACTAAGTTAATATCAAAATCATCTGGGTTAGATACTGCGTTTATTGCTTTTACATAAGCAACAGAACCACTAGCGGTTGAAGTTGCCATATTGAAACCTTGTGAGTTTCCAGCTCCCCATCCACTTTCACCTGCTTTAAGTGATTTTATAGTTGGAGATATACCATCAAATCCACCTTGGAAACCAACGATGAATTGTGCAGCAGTATCACCTACTGATAATCCTAAGTTAATTGTTCCAAATTCGTCATCACCGAATGCCTGAGTAGTATCAG